CCCTACACGACGCTCTTCCGATCTAACAGAAAGACCGCTTGATATTGGTGCAACCTATAATACAAATGATGGTAAAACAAGGCTATACATAAACGTGCCAAGAAGTGGTGAGAAATTATACATAAGAATAAACCAGAACATAGCAAACGGCGTAACCGTGGATTGGGGTGACGGTGTTAGAGAAACAAGCTCGGAAAGCGGAAACATTGAGTTTATTCATACCTACGATCAATCTGGTGATTTTACAATTTCGCTGGATCCTAATCAAGGGTGTGAATTAGGGTTAGGTTGGTCACAAGATTCGTCATGCTTAATGGGTGAGGCCAGTAATAAAACCAGATTTCGTTCCAATATGCTGAAAAAAGTAGAAATTGGAAATAATGTCACAATTATTGCACCATATGCTTTTTATCATTGTTACTCTTTAACTACGATAAGTATACCTAACAGCGTTACAACCATTGGAACATATGTCTTTGGGTATTGTTACTCCCTAAGAAGTGTTTGTATTCCAGATAGTATTATGTCTATTAATAAGTATTTTTTTACTAATTGCTATACTTTGAGTGATATTTCATTACCATCTGTTATAGCAATTTTAGATGATAGAGCTTTCTATAACTGCTATTGTTTAAGTAGTTTTTCTACACCGGCTGATGTTGTAACTATTGGTATGTATGTGTTTAATTCCTGTTATTCTTTAAACCGTATTTGCATGTCTGATCGTGTTGTAACTATTGGTACTTCTGCTTTTAATAATTGCTACGGATTAAAAGAAATATTGTTTTTTGGTTTGACGCCACCAACGATAACAACCACCACTTTTAATGGACTTCCGAAAGATTGTATTATTTACGTCCCACGGGGGGCAGCAAGTACCTATAAAGCAGCTACAAACTGGACATCTGTAGCCGACCGAATACAGGAAATGACAATATAAACAAAAACCATCATCTTCTGGGTGATGGTTTTTATATAACACCGGGGGCGGTGTAAAATACCTATTCCATAATCAAGACACGCCACCTTGTAAAAAGCGTAAAGAAAGGAATTTTTATTATGACAATACAGGAAATATTGAAGTCACAAGGGTTGACTGATGAACAGATTGATAAAATCATGGGCGAAATGAAACAGAATAAAATTTTTACCGCTGGTGAGGAAAATCTGGACATCAGATATTCAAAGTTGAAAGCTGATCATGATAATCTGCTTGCCCAGCATGGTGAATCAACAAAATTGATTGACCAGTTGAAAGTCGGAACAAAAAATAGTGAAGCTTTACAGGAAAAAATAACAAGCTATGAAGCGCAGATTGCACAACTTCAAAAGCAACTTAAACGAACGCAGATTGACAAGGCAGTACAGATTGCCCTACTTGCCGCAAAAGCCACAGACGTGGATTATATGACCTTTAGGTTGAAGGAAAAGGGAGATCTGGAACTGGACGAGCAAGGAAACATCAAGGGTATTGATGACCGCCTTGCAGGTCTAAAAACTCAATTTCCGGATTTTTTTGAAAGCGCCAATACACAGCGTGAAATCCAACCCCACAAGCTGACTGATCATCAGTCTGGTGGAGGTGGCATGACAAAGGCAGAATTTCTGCGAAAACCGTACGCTGAGAGAGCGGCGTTTGCTAATGAAAACCCGGAGGCATACCACAATATTATGAAATCTTAAAAGAAAGGATGATTTAACATGGCAAATGCCACTACAAAACTCACTGACATCATCAACCCAGAAGTAATGGGTGATATGATTGAAGCGAAGCTTCCACACATGCTGAAATTTACACCATTCGCAAAGATTGACAATACGCTTGTTGGCGTTCCGGGCGATACGAAAACTGTCCCCAGCTGGGATTTTATCGGGGCTGCGGTAGATGTTGCGGAAGGGAATGAAGTTGAAACAAAGAAACTCACTGCATCCACTGCGACATTTACGATAAAAAAAGCAATGCAGTCTATCAGTATTACACAGGAATCCATTAACAGCGGTCTTGGTGATCCGGTGGCACAGGGTGAAAGTCAATTGGCTAAGTCTATTGCCGTAAAGCTGGATGCCGATGTCCTTACGGCTCTTAACGGTGCGACGCTCACATACAAGCCAAGTACACCAGCGGTTATCAGCTATGACGGCATTGTGGATGCTATCGGCATACTGGATGAAGAGGAAAACACCGAAAAGGTAATGTTTATTGCCCCTGCACAGGCTACAACACTGCGCAAAGATGCAAACTTCATTGACAAGAACAAATACGGCAATGCCGTTATGGTGACTGGTGAGATCGGCATGGTCGGCAACACCAGAATTGTACCAACTAAGCAAATTGTCAAGACTGCTGACAGCACACCGCTTTATAAATGCCCTATTGTCAAGCTTGAACCAGCTTCAACTGACAGTGAGTATTCAGAAACAGAGCTTCCGGCAGTAACCGTATTTCTAAAGGCTGATACAAAAGTCGATCACGAATGGTTCCCGAAGAAGCAGACACACGACATTACAGCCGCCAAGTATTACGGCGTTGCCCTCACAAACAAAGCCAAGGTTGTACTTGCAAGCTTTAAGGCGTAAGTGATGGGCGGTGCGGCTGGTGATTATTAGCACAGAAAAATTAAAAATGCAGGTCATCACAAGCGAAAGTGATGATCTCATTACCACCAAACTGGAAGCAATTGAAGCCGTGATACGAGCATATACAAATAATAATTTCCAGCAGCGTGCTATCCGCTTTTGTGGCTGGGCAAAGGGTTCAAGCGTTTACGGATCACCCGAAAACCTTAAAATTGATGATACCGTACAGATAAGCGGTTCAGGGGTCAATGACGGTCTGTATGTGGTCACACTGATTGATACAGATCGTATTGAGGTGAACAAACCGCTGGTAACAGCAGATTATAACTTAGTGACCAAAATTGACTATCCACCCGATGTTGTCCAGTGTGCCGTTGATTTGTACCGCTGGAAACAAACAAACGGTGAAAAAGTCGGTATTAAATCAGAAACAATTAGCCGCCATTCTGTGACATACGAGGACAGCGCAACCCTGTTCATGGGTTATCCGGTAGGGCTACTGAACGGGTTGAACCTTTACAAGAAAGCAAGGTGTTAACATGATTGGTGGAAATGTAAAGGCAACGTTGCAGCAGAACAAAGGTCAAGACAAAAACAAACTTGGCGAAGGAATTCAACGCTGGTCTGATTATTATCAATTTAGCGCCGGTTGGCTGGATTTATCCACTGGAACGTCAAAATATACCTATGATGCGAAGCTTCAGGATTCCACACACGTTTTTATTACTGATTATGCGGCTATTGACCGCAAAGCAGATGATAAACGGCTGGTTGTTAATGGGGTTGTGTATGATGTGTTACTAATTGACGATCCTATGGAGCTTCATCAGCAGTTGGAAATTTATTTAAGGTTTGTGGGGTGATTGTGATGGCTGCGGTTGAATTTAAGGATTTTTCTATTGAGGTCAAAAGTGCAATGGGTGACCTTGCGGTACAGGTGCTGGAAGAGGTAGCCGGTGAAGTTGAATCACAGACAAAAAGAAACACAATCGTGGTAACCGGTCAAACCAAAAATAGCTGGACACACAATGTTAAATCCGAGGGGGAACAGCACACGGCAACAATCGGATCACCCTTGCAAAATGCTATCTGGGAAGAATTCGGAACCGGTGACTATGCCTTGAATGGTGACGGCAGGAAAGGCGGCTGGTACTATGTAGATGAAAAGGGTGTGGGTCATTTCACACACGGTAAAAAACCAAAAAGGGCTTTTTGGAACGCCTACACCTCATTAAAAAACAAAATAATTAAACACATACAGGACGTATTCAAAGGGGGGTTGTCATCATAATTTCAAAGGCGATTGACATTGTTAACGACACATTAAACCGCCTTGGTGTGCCGTATGAATACATGAGGTGGACAGCGCCCGTGCAATATCCGTATTTCATCGGTGAGTATTCGCAAACCGTCACCGACACAGAAGATGGGTACGAAGAATACACCTTAATGTTGACAGGCACAACAAAAAATGCATGGCTGGAACTGGAACAATATAGAGAAACGATAAAACAACACTTTTCTCCGGTCGGTGGTGTAAGAATGACCACTGACCAAGGAACAGTGGTGTTTTTTTATGAAAACAGTTTTCCAATTGACACGGGGGAAGCGGATCTAAAACGAATACAGATCAATATACAAATAAAAACTTGGAAAGGACTGAACTAATATGGGAATCGGAAAACATGGCATAACTACCGATACACCTAAAAATATCCTATTGGGTGCTGGTACATTCCACAAGAATCTCAAGTTTGTCACTAATGCGTGGGCAGGTGACATCATTGGTGCTACATCCGGCGGTGGCAAAGTGTCTATTGTTGGTGAATACAAGGACATTGAACTTGATGGCGCACTGGTCAAAGTCAAGGGTTTGACTGTCAAGCAGGGTGGTACAGCGACAATGGAAGTAAATTTCGCAGAGATTACTACAGACATCCTCAAGACAACAACCCAATTTGAAGAGGGTGAATCTGATGCAGATGGATTCACAATGCTTCAGGACAAGGCACACATTACAGAAGGCGATTACCTTGAAAACTTTGGCTTCGTTGGTACAACTGCGGATGGATCTAAACAGATTATCATTATTTTTGAATCTGCACTTTGTACATCCGGCTTTGAGGCAGAAGCGAAAAATAAGGAAAATACCGTCATCAAGGCAACACTTGAAGCATGTGCCCCCATTGACGGGGATCTTGATAGATTGCCTGTTAAAATCTATTATCCGGGTATTTCAACAGTCTGATGAAAGGATGATGAGTTATAAAAGCTAAAGTTTTAATCCCGTTTGTGGATAAATACAGCAAAAAAATAAACAAGAAGGGTGATGTCATTGACGTTAACATAAAAAGATTCAATGAGATCACAGCTAGAGGCAAATATATTCAGCTGGTTGAGGAAAAAGAATCGGCAAAACCTTAAAACAGGAGGAAATTTTTATGGACAAAAACGTCATTGATTTGGCAGCCGTTGAAGGCTTCACAACTGAGGATCAGGAGGGTGACATCACCACGGAAAAACCAGTCTACACCTTCCGTAAACTTAATAGTACAGACGTTTTTTTGATGTGTAAAATCATCGGTAAAATCGGTATCAGCGAATTTACGGCGTGTTTTGAAAAAGACACTGTAAAGAACATGATTTCCAAGTTTAAAGATAAAAAAACAGACGGTGAAAAAACAGACGGTGAAAAAACAGTTGCTATGGTGGGTATCGCTGTTGTTTTGGAATTGGCTAACGTCATTATCGGTAATATTCCTAAATGTGAAGCGGAAATCTATGAGATGTTATCCAACGTCTCAGGTTTGACTGTAAGTCAGGTGAAAGAGCTTGATTTTGTGACCTTCACAGAAATGGTGGTCGATTTTGTCAAAAAAGATGAATTCAAGGATTTTATCAAGGTTGTTTCAAAATTACTCAAGCTGGGGATATAAAATTTATGGATCTGCTATTCAAGAGATATGCAGATCCATTTTCTTTATTAAATAGCTATATCCAGACATCCAGAATGTGTGAATTTATAAATACTTTTGTCCAACAAAAAATTGAAGATGATCGGTACGAATATTGGTTACACAAGGTTTGGGGCAAGACGTATTCAGAATTTACAGAAGCCCTGCAAATCACTCAAGACCTACAACAGATGTCTGATGTAGATTTTGAAACAACCGTCAAAAAATCCATGAATATTCTTGAGAACTTCAACCCTACCAAGGAAGAAGGTGAGGTATAAGTGGATCTTTTTAAACTGCTTGGCACTATAACAATCAATAATTCCGAAGCCAACAAAGCCTTAGATGACACAGGGGACAAAGGTAAGGAAGCTGAAAGTAAACTGGGTAATGCGTTCGGCTCTATTGGTAAAGGCGCCATTGCAGTTGGCAAAACAATAGTCGCTGGTTTAGCGGCCGGCGGTGCGGCTGTTGGTGCATTGGTAACCACCGCTATACAGTCATATGCAGAATATGAACAGCTGGTTGGTGGTGTAGACACGCTGTTCAAGGAAAGTTCTGCAAAGGTTCAGGAGTATGCAGCAAATGCATATAAAACCGCTGGTATGTCAGCGAATGAGTACATGGACACGGTAACCGGATTTTCTGCAAGCCTGCTGGCAGGTTTGGACGGTGACACGGCGAAAGCGGCAGAAATAGCCAACCGAGCCATAACGGATATGTCCGATAACGCCAATAAAATGGGTACTGACATAACCTTAATTCAGAACGCATATCAGGGTTTTGCAAAACAAAACTATGATATGCTTGATAACCTCAAACTGGGTTATGGTGGTACTCAGGCTGAAATGGCAAGACTTATCAATGATTCTGGCGTTTTGGGTGATACTGTAAAGGTCACTGCCGAAACAGTCAAAGACGTACCATTTGACAAGGTAATTGAAGCAATCGGTGTTATACAGGATGAAATGGGTATAACCGGAACCACGGCGAAAGAAGCCGCCACAACTATTTCCGGAAGTATTGCGTCAATGAAAAGTTCGTGGCAGAATCTGTTAACAGCCATTGCAAGCGATGAACTTCCATTTGATACATACGTTAATGCATTTGTGGATTCTGTTTCCACGGTAACAAACAATTTGTTACCAAGGATTCAGATAGCATTAAACGGTGTTGTGAAACTGATTGACAAAATTGCACCTATATTAATTGCAAAAATCCCCGAACTTTTATCATCTTTGTTACCTGCGATCATCACGGCGGCAACATCTTTGATAAATTCACTGGTTGCAATATTACCTTCTCTAATAGACCTACTGGTCAATACGGCAATTCCGCAATTATTGCAGGGTGTAATGGATATATTCAAGGCGTTGGTAAATGCTTTACCCGGTATAGTCCAATCTATTGCAGATGCTTTACCATCGTTGGTAGATATGCTTATCAGGGGAATGTTAAGTCATATAGACACAGTATTGATGGTATTGCCAAATTTAATACAGGCATTCACAGATCTTTTTGTTGCCCTGATGAACGATCTGCCTAACATCATTATGATGTTATCTGAAAGGTTAACGGAATTACTTGTGGAATTACTCTGGGGTGTTCTTCCTGCTGTATTGGAAGCCATTCCGCAGCTGCTTACTGCGCTATCAAATGCCCTTGTACAAAGTATACCTATTATTATGGACGGTATATGGGTAATGATAGATACGCTAATGGCAGCCATACCCGAATTGATTCCACAGCTTGTAAATGCTTTATTAACTATACTCCAGCTATTAAGTGAACAGTTACCCGTCCTAATTCCACAGCTTGTAAATGGATTGATAGCAATCATTACACTATTAACAGAACAGCTTCCGGTCATTATACCGATGCTGATTGATGCTATAATCACTATTGTAACTGCAATCATTGAACAATTACCAACAATTTTAATGGCGTTAATTACTGCGTTACCCGCAATATTACAGGCAGTCTGGGATGCTATTGTAATGATTTTTATGAATTTGCCACAATGGTTTGGGCAGTTATTTTCTGGTGCGGTTCAAATTATTACAACAGTGTTTAGTCCTATCACAGACTTTTTTGTTGGTATTTGGGAAGGTATAAAAAACCTTTTTGCACCAGTCATTGATTTTTTTGCTAACCTATTTAATAGTGCGTGGAATAGTATCAAGTCGATTTGGTCTGGTGTGACAAGTTTCTTCAGCGGAATTTGGTCGGGCATTACGAATATATTTAGTAATGTTGTTGGTTTCTTTCAAAATGCTTTTAGTAGCGCTTGGAACGCCATCAAAAATGTTTTTTCTGGTGTTGGCCAATTTTTTACAGGAATGTGGGACACGATTAAAAATGCATTTTCCGAACTGGGGACAAAGATAGGCGATGCTATTAGCGGAGCTGTGCGAAACGGTATCAATGGTATGCTGGGACTTATTGAAGGTGTAGTTAACGGATTCCTTGGCATGATTAATGGGGCAATTAGTTTGATTAACCTCATACCGGGTGTAAATATCAGTAAAATTCAACTGGTTCACTTTACCAGACTTGCTGAGGGTGGTGTTGTCGATGAACCAACACCAGCCGTATTTGGTGAGGATGGCGCAGAAGCGGTTGTTCCGCTTGAAAATAACACTGGATGGCTGAAGAAGGTTGCAAAACAGTTGCATGAGTTTAGCATGGAAACTAAAAACGATCTTGGGGCGGCGTTGTCCACAAGGTCGGTTGACCTGCAACAGCAGCAGTTGTCAGAAATGCAACGCATGAATGAAAAGATTGATAGAATTATTGTTCTATTGATCAAGTTTTTTCCAGAATTGTTGGCGACACTTGATATTAAAATGTATCTTGATGGCGACATATTGGTTGCCGAAACCGGTGAAAGAATGGATGCAGAACTTGGAAAAATAGCGATTAGGAAAGGTAGGGGGAGATAATGAAAGGGATGTATTTTGATGACATACACAGCTATGATGATTTGAATCTGGTGCTGTCCAGCGTTGAGATCCCACCCGCCAGTGTGAAAAAAACATTTGTTGACATCCCCGGCGGTGATGGTTCAGTTGATCTGACTGAAGCACTGGGAGAAGTGAAATTCAATGACCGTGAGTGTTCTTTTACATTCACGGTCTTTCCGTATGAAGATTTTGAGGAAAAGAAATCCTACATAAGCAATATCTTAAACGGCAAGCGGTGTAAATTGATTTTAGACAAAGATCCTTATTATTACTGGGAAGGTAGATGTTTTATTGATCGCTATGCGTCAGAAAAAAACATGCATAATATTGTAATTACTGCTACCGTCGCACCGTACAAAATGAAAAAACAAGAAACCACTGTAATAGTACCTGCCGGAACCCGAATTATTAAAACGCTCACAAACGGTCGGAAAACTGTTATCCCAACCATCACCACAACAGCAAAGGCTACAATCATTTTTAATGGTAATACCTTTGAACTTGGTATTGGCACACATAAGCTATTAGACATTGAATTTAAGTATGGCAGTAACCGGGTAACTGTAACATCAACCGCAACCGTGAAATTTACGTATCAGGAAGGTGATCTATAATGTATCAAATAAAATGTGATGATTATATACTTTACGATCCCCGACTGGATGAACTAAGGGTTTTAAATCCAAAATGTAAATTAGAAACAAATACGATTGGTGAAGGGTCTTTTACCATACTAAAATCACACCCCTATTATGACAAACTGAAAAAGTTAAAATCTATCTTTGAAATCAAACAAAACAATCAGGTTATTTTTCGTGGAAGAATGACCAACGACAGCAAAGATTTTCAAAATAGACTGAGTGTTGATTTGGAAGGGGTGTTA